TGTTGCTATCACGAATGCAATCCTTGGTTGCGTCAATCTCTCCCAGGTGCGCAAGGCCCAGGCCGAAGCCGCCGAAATGAAAGCCCGCCGTGCCCAGCTCAAAGCTGACGAGGAAATGATCGCCCTCCGCAAACAGCAAGTCCTGCACCAGACTCAGGGTGTGATCTATCGCTACCAGATGACCCAGGCCAACACCGAGAACGCCGTGATCCGCCAGTCAAAACAGGTTGAAGAAATCCGCCTGCTGGAACTCAAAATCAGGAAGCTCGAAGCGGAACTGGGTATCCGCACCGCTGCCGATGACTTCACTCCCCAGAACTACGGATAATAAAACTCCCCGGATAACCGGGGAGTTTTTCTCATGTCCCTATGTCGTGCCTGTCCTGCATTTTCTCCTGCTTGCGTTTCCGATACGCATCGGGATCATAGAGCGAGGCCGCGCCAGACAAGAGACCCATCACCACAAAGAACCAGAAAGCAAACCAGGTGGTGGTGGAATTTTCCACAGACCCGAGCACCATCAACCACAACAAGATGATTGCACTCGTCCAGTTCACAGCGCCCACAAATGTACTCAGTCTCATAACATCCACCTGTCCATCCGATGAAATTGCATTCTGAAAAGCGCTGCCATAGCAAAGAACAATGCCGCGTTACCAGGCTGGAAAATAAACAAAATCACCCCAAGTACAATGCAGACATAAGACATCCCTGCGGCCAGCCTGCGAGAGTAAGCACGCAACAAGGCAGTGCGCACGAATTTACTTTGCAGCGCCTTGCGCAAGTCGGCATAAATTACCGATACGAATCGGAAAGCGTTCATCATGGCAAGCCTACCTCCCTAATCTTGACACTCGCAAGAATTTCATCAAAGCGGGAGCGCTCTACCGATGAAAGTCCCTGAAAGAATTCGGCGATCCCCTTGTCGAGCATATTGCGGGCTGGAGTCGCATACTCCCCGCCGATCCCCCGGTAGTAACCGATGGCGATCAGTTGCAGACGCATCTCTGGAGGCACGCTTATATCCAACCTCGATGGAAAATCTTTATTACGTTTTGGCATACAGAAATAATACCCCCCGAGAATAAAAAAGTCAATACGTAGGATTTTATCTTGCCTAAACCATTACATTTGTCACTTTCATTAGCAACCTAAAATCGCTAAAATTATTATGGAGGCTACTATGGATGATCAAGCAGAACAAGCAATTAGAAAAAATCTCAAGCAACGGATTTATGAATACATCGTCTGGCACCCGCTCGAGGATGCAAAGGTGATCGCCAAGGACATGAAGACTCACCCCGCCATTCTCAAAGACATCCTGGCCGAAATGGTAACAGATAACCAGGTCTCGATGCAGACATTCCCCGGTGATCCTACCCCCCTGTACATGGCGGTATCCGTTCATAACCACAAGGTGCATTTATGATGGAGAAAATTATTCTCTCGGGTGCTCCCCGCCCTGTCCGCAAGTTCACATCCTTATTGATGTGGCTTGTAATTTGGCTGAAAGGCATAAAGAAATGAGACTATGGTCACTGCACCCCAGTTACCTGGACAAACGTGCCCTGCAAATCTGCTGGGCAGACTCCCTGCAAGCCCTGGACATCATCAAAGAAGAGAAAGATTTTCTTGATTTATCTCCGCGCCATCATCTGTGCTTGACACCATTCAATCGTGGAGACATATCCCCCCTTCAACTCATCGCCAACTATCTCCATGGTCTGTGTGACGAATCCGAGAGACGCAACAACGATTTTGGGCGTGCAAAGCTCCCCCAATTCACCCCCGGTCTGCGCCTACGAGTAACCGATGGACAGATCGCCGCGGAAGCGAAACTGCTTCTAATCCAGCTTGACAAGCGCAAGCAATCCGAACGATGGATGGAACTTTTTGTTGCTGAATACATCCAGCCGCACCCCCTGTTTGAAATCGTATCCGGTCCCGCCGAATACTGGGAGAAATCATCATGACAGACCTTTATGCAGATGGAGGGGTGATCGGACGTAACCCCAGCACCGAGGGCGGCACCTGGGCCTGGTGCGAAGTGAACAATGGCGAATTTGTGCGCGGTTTCAATGGTTGCGTTACCCCTGCCAGCGTTGGCATCCCCCACAAGGAAGTCACGAACAACATCACCGAGATGCTCGCCGTGCTCTATGCCCTGCAAGCCCAGCCCGCCGATTGGTGCGGCACCGTCTTTTCTGACAGCGCCGTGACGCTTGGACGACTGCGCGATGGATGGCGATGGAAAAACATCCCCCCGTGGATGGTTGAACTTTACCGCTCCCAGGCCATGCGCCTGAAAAACTGGAATAAAATCAAGTTTGTTCTGGTGCAAGGACATCCCACTCGCGATGAACTCGCTGCCGGAGTCGGTAAAAGCGGCACGATCGTCAGTGAGTGGAATAAATGGTGCGATCTCGCCTGCCGTGATGCCGCGACAGAATTCAAAAAAAAGCAATAACTGATGTACATTCCGTTCAAATCATAGTTAGGCGCACAAGGAGAAAAATGACTTACATCTGTCCGTTTTGCGAAAAAGAAGTAGTTGGCGAAGCGTGGGATTTAGTTTTTTTAGACTTCAATCCACGAAGGGCGCACGTTGAGTGCAATAAGCGGTCTCTCGCGCCACCGGCACCCAACATTGCATCCACCGGACAAGTTGCCACTGATAGCAATCAGTCCGAAGGCACTCCGGAAACCTGCCGGTAATGCTTGCCGTTAGGAAAACAATAAAAAAGTCCCCTGATTTCTCAGGGGACTTTTTATTTTCGTAGGTTACTTTTTCGAATAAGACGTTCCCAGGATAGGCAAGTTCAAGTTCTTGAACAGCTTATACCAGCCGAAACCGCTCAACAGTTGCCCGAGAAAACCACTTACGAAAATTAACAACGTGGCGACCTGCGCAGCTTTTTGGTCAAGGAAGTCAAGTCCGATGTCAGGCTTGAAGACCTGGAAATAACCGAGAGCAACGAAAGCGACCAAAGACAGACCGGCATACCAGCGCCCGGAATTGCCATCCGTGATCAGATTGGGGATCAATTTCAATATCCCAACCAATGCGCTGATCAATGCCCCTGTGCCAACCAGGGTACCAAACCCAACCGAAAGCTGAACCAGGACATCGATGATGTCAGGCTCGCCCGCCTGCTGCGCAGACATGGCCAGCGCAGGAGTAACCAGCAACGCGGTCAGGACCAATACAACGGCGAGAACCATAAAAAAGCGTTTCATTTGTGCCTCCACATGAACAGAAAATCGAATTCGACATAAAAATTATACTCCCGATTCGTATCGGAATTACATCCGCACCGAAAAGAAGTGACATTTGTCATATTGGTTTGATAGAAACGATGTTCTATAATGCTAACAGGAGATACAATGACAGTCTACCTTATCCACTTCGATGAAAAGTTTTCTCACGCCCAGCACTACATTGGGTTTGTCGAAAAAGATAGCAACCTGAGTTTTAGGATGCGTCACCACAAGAATGGCAGCGGAGCGGTCATCATGAAGCACGTCACCGAGGCCGGTATCACCTGGAAAGTCGTAAGAACCTGGAAGGGTGCCGGAAGAGACTTCGAACGCCGATTGAAAAACTGTCATAAACCATCTTACTTTTGCCCGATTTGTAATCCAAAAACTGCCATGAATAACATGGTACTGGAGAAAGCGAATGACCCGAATCCTTGCTACGTCACTGGATGATGCTCTCGAACGCATTCGCGAACTGCGCAAAAGCGGGCAAAATGCTTCTTATGCCCCTACTGGTGGAGATAACGGTAAGAACATGACCACCATCCCGACACGGCATTATGTTGTTATTATCGATGCAGAAGAAATCCTGAATGGAGGCGAAAGTGCAATTCTCATACCTAAACTCCCGCTCTGATACAAGCCGCCCGAGGCCTGTGTTCCGAAAGATTGGAAAGCTGGTGGTACTCGCGAAATTCATCGAGGGCTTCCAGAAAGAACACGGCTTCACCCCTTCCCTGCGTGAGATGGCCGCACGCTTCAACGTGTCATCCAGCGTTATCGGCTACTACTTGGAGAACATGGAGTTACTCGGCATTATTGAAGAACGCCCCTTCAATGTCGCCAGGGCGATCCGCCTTGTCACTGGATGGGACAAAATCGAATGTGTTCAAAAAGAAATGGAGAAAAAGTAATGGAGATTTCTCAGCAAATAAAGGCTTTGGCCATCGCCAAGCACAACGCCGATCTCGTGGCGGCGAAGCTGAAAGAGATGCTCGCCGCTGTAAAGGCTACGGACGAATACAAATCATTCGAAGCTGCACAGAAAAAGTACGCCGAAGACGCTGCCTTATTGACAGACGAAGTCCAAAAGCGTGCTCTCTCCCTGTTCGATACCACGAAGGAAAAGAAGCCGGGTGGCTTGCCGTGGGAGATCAAAGAATTCGATGTCGTTGTGTACGATCAGGCGCAAGCCATCGAATGGTGCCAAAAGAACATGCCCATGGCACTGTCTCTCAAGTTGGACGTGGAAGTGTTTGAACAGGTTGCATTGTCAGGAAAGATTCCCGCTTCCGTTGCGACTGTCAAAAAAGAACCCCGGGTCTACATGAAGAAAGATTTATCCGCCTGGATGGAGTAAAAACATGAACGAAAAAATCAAACCCCCACAAACGTTTGAAGAAGCTCGTAAGTACATGAACGAACATTTTGGGAAAATCAAGTTCGGCGACATCGTCGAAGAACTCAATAAATACGCAGGTGCGCTGTACGTCGGCCCGCTGCCTGAGTATCGCGGAAAGCGTGAAACCTGCCGCGCACGCGCATTGGAAGTCTTCGCCCGCCGCATCAAAGATCAGGGCGCACAAATCGTGACGCTTGACATCGACATGAATGCGCAGATTACCACGCGTGACCCAGACTGCAATTTTACCTATGTCGATGTGGGCTTCCGATACGCTCCGGGAACTGAGCCGGAAAAGCCTGTTGACAAAGAAGAAGACCCGTTATAGAATAATTTCAATGGCTGTGGCGGCCAAAATACGATTAGGGCAGACGGACTCTTTTTGTCTGTGCCTCGTTGCCTTCCCCCTGCTCTGGGATCGCCACAAGGCACGAAGCACAGACAAAAGGAGTTTTTGTTTAGGAGGTAGAAATGGAAGTGAAAGATTTGCGGGCAAGGTATAGCGCGGGTGGAAATTCAATCATCCCGAATTCTTTCCAGTGCCCGAATTACTTTGTAGATAATCTAATGTCCTATCTAACCCCAGAAGAAAATACGGTTTTGTTTTATGCAATCCGCAGAATTTTGGGATTTCAGGACAACATCATCAGCCGAAAGGATAAGATTAGCCTGTCGCAATTTACCGATGGGATCGTATCAAAGAAAGACGGCTCTATCCTTTCCAGGGGTTGCGGGTTAGGTATCCAGGCCGTGAGAAAGGCTCTTGATGGACTCGAGACCTATAAGGTACTCGTTCCGACTACGGATAAACCAGATTTCGTAAACGGCCAAGAATACTGGTTGCAGGATCAAGAAAGCGCCATCGATATGGATGGACTTGAAAAGCGGCTGGAAGATCGCAAAAAAATCGCGAAATATCGCACAAAAAAAGCTACATCAGCAAGTATTCAAAAAAGAAGTATTACGTCGGACGTAACACCTAAAAAAGAGAAGCCTTACGTCCCACGTAATACCAGCCTTACGTCCCACGTAATACCAGGGGTATCGTCGGACGTAAACACAAAACCCACTGAAACACAGGGAAACACACTCTCTGAGAGCGAACTGAAATCAATCATCGAAGCATCCGACAAAGAACTCGCTTTCTTGCTGAAGCAAAACCAGCTTGCCGCTGGCCGTTCATGGACAAAGCTTCCTGAGATTTATCACTCGTTTGGGAAAGCAGTCTGTGGAGCCACTGGTCTGGAATACACCAAGCGGAACTTCCACGAATGGGTATCCACTTTTGAAGATTGGATGGCGCAGCGCTGCCAACCAGTGGATGTTGTCAAGGCCATGGAAGTCATCAAGTCCGAAGGAAAAGTCAGTTGGATTTCATCCCCCCGCAGCCTTACCCATTGGGTGATTGGGCAAAAAACAGCACGTCTTTCCCGAGAGAATAAGGCCATCGAAATCCAGGCGTCTCAGGATGCAAACACAGAACTGCCCGCCTGGATGAAAGCGGACTACGAAAATGTTGGCTAAAACCATCGCTCTTCCATGTCCTTATTGCAACGGGCCTGTCGTTTCAAATGGCACCGTCGAATGCAAGAAATGCCACTTTCGCTGGGAAGATACCCACGAACGCGCATTGTACAACTTTCATGTCACCTGCCTGGAAATCACGCAGGAAGAACTTGCCAAGCACATGGAAGTTGTTGATAGCAGCACTCCGCTCGCCCTGCATAAGCACATTGCACGAACATGGATGCTGATCTCAAAAATCATGAACATCATGGATGCCCAGATAAAGCTACTGGGGGAGATTTTGTCATGCGAGAAATGACATTCAACAGCTTCTTTTCAGGAATTGGCGGTTTTGATTTGGCTTTTGAAAACGCTGGAATGACACCCTTGTTCCAGTGCGAAAAGGACAGCCAGGCATCTTCTGTTTTGAAACGATACTGGCCGCAAGTGAAAAACATAGGAGATATTCGCAATGCGAACAAAGAAACCATTACCTATGCCGATGTTTTCGTCGGCGGATTTCCCTGCCAGGACTTGTCCATTGCCGGAAAAAGGGAAGGTCTTGCTGGAGAGCGATCAGGATTGTTCTACGAATTTGCAAGAACTATTGACGAGTTTATCCCGGACTGGTTCGTTGCAGAGAATGTCCCCGGTTTACTGTCGTCCAATGACGGGAAAGACTTTGCAATCGTTATTGGCGTCCTTACCGGATGCGTACCGGAAATCCCTGTCGGAGGCTGGAAAAGCGCAGGCCTCGCATGGGGACCAAAATATAAAATCTCCTGGCGGGTGCTTGACGCTCAGTTTTTCGGAGTGCCCCAGCGCCGTCGCAGAGTCTTCATTGTGGGACATTCTGGAGACGGACGTTCCGCAGAAGTTTTATTTGAGTCCGAAAGCGGCGCAGGGGATACTCAAGAGAGCAAAAAACCGGGGACGAGCATTACCCACGCAATTACAGCAAGCTCTTCAAGAAGCGGCAGGTATGATCCAAGCAGAGAAACCTACATAGTCGGAACTCTTGCTGCGCACTCAAAGCGGCACGGACACGCCATGACAACACAGCAAGCCGCCGAGAGCGGGCACCTGATTGGGATCGTCGAGCAAAACAATTCCATTAGCACTCCCGATATGATTAGCCTGCGTTCTAATCCTGCCCAGCCGCTTATTTTTGATGCAAATCGTGATGGGCTTACGCACGGAGAAGGAATTTCTCTACCGCTTATGCACACGGGCGATGGAAAGAGTGCTCATGGTGCATATCAAAAACTTTCCATTCTACGAAACGATCATATCTTTGGTGTTCGTAGGCTTACTCCTGAAGAATGCGAAAAATTACAGGGGTTTCCGACTGGATGGACATCAGGACAGTCAGATAGCGCTCGCTATCGTCAACTCGGTAACGCCATCGCCGTTCCAGTAGGCTATTGGATTGGAAAAAGAATCACGGAAGTGGAGAATAAACATGCTGCCTGAACCAGAATTTGACACCGAAACAACCCTGAACACAATCCCGCACAACGCTCAGCTTGAACGTGCCCTGATTGGCTGTGCCCTGCAATCGATTGTGATGTTCCGAGCCGCCTCGGAAATTGTCACCCCCGAAGATTTCTACATCGAACGATGCCGGTTTATCTGGAACAAGATTGCAAAACTCAGTGAACAGGATGTCCAGGCCGACATCATCACCATCCTGGACGAGGCAGGCGATTCGCTCCCATGGATGGCAGATGGAATTGATTTTAACTTCCTGACCGGCTGTGTGAATGACAGCCTTGGTGCATCCTACGAGAATGCCAAGCAGTATGCTACTAAGATCAAAGAGTACAGCGTTCGCCGCGGACTCATAAAAACAGCCAATAGTATTGCGCAGGGTGCCTTTGACCTGAGTGCCGAAGTCGGCAAAGTTATCGCTGACAGCGTTGGCAGTCTGCAAAACGTGGCCGCAAGCCACTCACAAAAAAGCGAGATTACTGCCCGAGATGCCGCCAGCATGACCTATGACCATGTCGAAGGTGTCATGCGCAATGGTGTCGTTCCTGGTTTTTCGACAGGACTGATCGATTTCGACAAGCTCAAGAAAGGCTTTCGTACTGGACAATCCGGGATCGTAGCTGGTCGCCCTGGTCAGGGAAAAACCGCCTGGATGCTGACCACCATCACACACATCGAAACACGCCTGAACCGACCAGCGATTGTGTTCAACTCCATGGAGATGACCGCAAAAGCCCTGACCATCCGCCTGATTTCAGCCTTGACCAAAATCAACTCCGAGAAGATTCAGGATGGTACCTTGACAGACGACGAACATACAGCCGTAAATGATGCTATTGGACAAATTTCTACATGGCCATTGACTATTATCGATGAACGCAATCCGATCGCGCTCTACTCCCGTATCGCCCAGATGCAGCAACAGGGCAAGTGCGATATGCTTTTCAATGATTACATCGGGAAGTTTGAAGCGAAAGCCGAAAGCCGCGTGCGTCAGGTTGCGATTGCATCAAACTACATCTCGAAGATCGCCGTGCAGCTCGATATGCCTGTGATCACAGCCGCCCAGGTCTCCCGCGATATTGACACCCGCGGACAGGACTCCGAGCTGGTTCTCAAAGACCTGAAGGAAACCGGCGACATCGAACAGGATGCAGATTGGGTGTTGTTTATCAACCCAGACAGCGGCAATCCGGGTATCAAGCACTGCCACCTCGCCAAGTATCGCCATGGACCCACTGGACGTTTTGACTTGCTGTTCAGGCAAACCTATGGGAAGTTTGAGAACGCATCTTTTAGGACTATAGACACAAACGCCTGAAACTGCCCGTAGAATGCCCCGGGATTTGAAAAATCAAAAATCCGGTAGAAAGAGCATGGGGTATGGCATAAAAAACGCTCTAACCCCCTGTTTTTTGGCAAAATCGACCATTCTGGACGGCACTGGAGAAAATATGATCGTAAATTCGACATCCTTGTACATTCCGTTCGCAGAGAAATCATTTCACACCATCGTTACGTCGCCGCCCTACTTCGGACTTCGGGCTTATTCCGGGAAACAGGAACACGACTGGCCTGGTGGAACTTACTCCCCGATGACTGGCGTCCCCGCCTGTGTCGATGTTTCTGCATGGCTTGGTGGCTATGGCGCAGAACCAACCGTCGAGATGTATGTTTGGCATACCCTGCTTGTCATGCGCGAGTGCTGGCGCGTCCTGCGAGACGATGGAGTAATGTGGTGGGATGTAGGTGATTCGTACAGCGGTTCGTGGGGAAATTATGGCGGAAAAAATCGTGGCAATGGTCATCAGCGAGAAATAAAATCCGGCTCATCCATCAAGAATCACGGATATGATAATCGCGAAAACGAGCGACCAAGCACATCTATGATAAGTTTAGTTCCCGGAAACCTGATCGGCATTCCCCATCGCGTTATGCTCGCTGCCCAGGCCGATGGCTGGGTAGTTCGCAACGATTGTGTATGGGCAAAGAAATCTGCCATGCCCGAAAGCGTCAACGGTTGGAGATTTCAACCCAAGCGTTGCGCGTGCGTTCAAGATCAGCGTGGTTCCGAAGCGTATCGGAAAGAAGCCTACGGCGACCATCCGCAAACTGACCACGATCCTGATGGTTCTTTTGCCGAACCGCAGGCGGATCCAAACTGTGAAATTTGCAACGGCACCGGCGAAGTCGGCGCACCAGTCATGCGCAAAGGCTCATGGCGTCACACTCGTTCGCATGAGTACGTTTTTATGCTGACCAAGTGCATGGGGTATTACTCCAATGCCGAAGATGCGAAAGAAGGCGCGAAAGAAGTTACGGGTGGCGGATTTTCAAACAGTGTACACGAAAATCGTCTCAAGGCATGGGGAACGCCATCTGATGTAGCAGGGCAATCATGGTCAATGCGCAATCCTCGCACCGTCATGTCGCCGTCACCGGCACCCTGGAAAGGTGCTCATTATGCAGTATTCCCGCCCGATCTGATTTCTCCGCTCATTCGCGCCACAACCCCATCCCGGTGCTGCCCACACTGCGGACAAGCATGGGCACCGGTTGTGGTAAAGAAAAGCATCGACAGAAAAGATACTTATGATGGCAAGCATAAAGATCAAGACCCGCAATCTTCTCACAAAAGATTGCAGATGGGCGTCAAGGCAGGGAGAGAAGCTGGACTCGATCACGATAACACCACTTTCCCATCAAAAGTAATCGGCTACCGCCAGACCTGCAAGTGTCCCGAGCACGAACCTATTCCCGGAATTGTCTATGATCCATTCTTCGGCTCAGGCACAACCGGGCAGGTGGCGCGAGAACTTGGATTGCGATATGCAGGCACAGACATCTCTTTCGAGTACATCACAGAGCAGGCAATCCTGAGAGCACAGAAGAAAACACCCAAGAACGCCCTAAAATCGCTCCCAATGTTTGCGGACCTGGTAGAAACATGACATTCGTCACTTATTTTTATGTGACGCGCTGGCTATACTAAACTTACGAAAGGAATGGCTTATGGACGACGAAGAAAAAGAATACAGCAATCTCCCTGAACAATCCGAAGTCGCACCTCCATGCAGCGTGTTCGCGGTTATCTCTGGATGTGTACTTGTTCTTGTTGCACTTTTTGCGTTTCTGTCGCAGTTCCTGAAGGACATTCCATGAACATTCTCTTTGCCATCAGCGAAGCAATTACATCTGTCATTCATGATCTGAATGGCGTTCACGAGATGGAGCGCATTCAAGAACAGGTGCGCAGCGGAGAGCATATCGATCATGTTGTTGTGCTTGGTGGTCTCAACCGTGGGCAAAATCCCACAAAGATTTATCATGTTCAGAATGCCGCTCCCGGAAAAGAATGGACTCCGAACCGGCACGCTGCCCCTCACTGCGGGCAAGCTGGAATTGATAATCCACTGACCGAGATACACCCAGACTCTGCGTATCAATGCGCAGTTCTTAGCGAATTCGGCCAGGATGCCGCGAGCGCAGCATCAGCATGGAGTCAGGACGATTACGATAGCCTGCCGCAATGTGGAACCAGTGACCGTTATGCCTGAAATCTACGAGGTTCTTGTTCTCTTGTTTTATATTGAGTTACCCATCCTGGCACTTATCATGTCGGAGATGGATTTCACTCCGCGATCTCCGCCTTACGTGCGTGCAGTTCCATACCACAATGGCAACGTCCATACGGACATTGAACTTGAACCAATCGAAGAATGTTTCCAACCTGAAAACTATGAGTGAAAGGAAAACAATATGAGCAATCCACTTACCCAACGCGACGAACTTCTCAATGCAGTCAAGGCACCTGAACGCAAGAAGAAAGAACCCAGCAACTGGGCACTCTATGCTGCCATCGTATTCGCGAATGCCGTCTTCTGCCTCCTGGACATCATCTCTGGTGTCACCGTTTGGTGGATGACTGGTTTTTCCCTGTACGGCATCCTGGCATTCCTGGCAGGCTTTGGACCGCTCCTGCTGCACGAATTCCTGTTCGTGCGCCCATACGCCAGCGAATTGCAGAAGAAAATTGCTGTGACTGGCGCAGTGATCGCCCTGTTTTCCATCGTAGGTGTTGGCGTAGCGGCTGGTGTAATCAACATGATGGGCGTCGAAAGTGTTGGCGTGCAAACAGCCGAAATCGCTACAGTCATCACGCTTGTTCTGATCGCCAGTATTCACGCGATCATGGCTGTGATTTATTTCTACATTGACGATGGTATTCGCGCACAACAGCAAACCGCCCAGGCCATGGCGCGTGCTAAGTTCCAGGGCGAACAGATCAAGGCAGGCGATTTCATCCTGACTCTCACGCAACAATCGGTCAACCGCCGCAAAGAAATCGAAAGTCGGCACGGTTCTCCTGCTGCCCTGATGGAAGTGTTGCGCCAACTTGGTATTGACGAAGACGGGGACGGTATCCCAGATGTCCTGCAACAGTCTCGCCAACAGTTGCCACGCCAACAGTTGCAAGCCTATAATCAGGATGCTTCGCGCCAACAGTTTTCCCCAAACGGGCACGAGCGGCAGGAAAAGCAGACCGAATTCACGGACCCTACCAACCCCCGCCAACAGTAGGGGTGGCGGGGACTGCCAACACTTTTGCCAACAGAAAGGTTGAAAGCGATGAAATCCTTATCACGCCAACGGAACGACCAGCTACCACAATCCAGGTTCAAGGATGCGACCGCAAGTATCCCGCCATCGTTATCCGCAAATCCACCAGTGTTGACCCTAAACGTAGCACCATCCTTACTATCAGCGGAAAACGCGGAAAGCACACCGCCAGCTACGGACTCTACGCCAACACAATTGCAGAGTATGTCAAACGCAAGCAATCCAGAAATGGAACTGTTGGCACAAATTCTACGGACAACCGTGGAGAACCTGGAAGCGGCTGGAATGTGTTGGCGAACGAAAACGAAGGACGGCCAGTGCCTTCGGATTGTGTTGCCGCTGGAGAAGTGGACTGTTGGCATGGAGTTGAAGCATGAATAAAGTGTTGGTAGTGATTATCTTTGTTGTGTTGGCAGGTTGTTCTCTGCCAACACAACCATCTCGTTCTGTCCCCAGTGTTGACATTCACTCGATGCCAACACTGGGGATTGAAAAAAATGTTGCGAAAGTGTTGGCGGTCAGTGACGATATAGACGAAGTAGTGTTGGCGAATGCTTTCACGCGTTGTGTTGCCGCAGATCAGGCTTTATGGTTGCGCAGTAAGCCATGGGAGTCTTCGCCAACAGTTATTCCAAATGCCCTGCTGCGCGGAACGCCAGTCCAGATTTTCTACTCTCCGCATGGCTACGATGGCTTTGTCGAGGTCTGGGTACCATCCGAGGGTGTTACTGGCTACGTAAACATTAAGTACGTTGGGGAGTGCAAATAAAATGCCAGTAACTGGAAAAGACGACTATGTCGAGTACGTGACCAAGGAAGAGTACGAAGCAATGGTCAAGGGCAAAGGAAAAAACAAGTACAATGCCAAGAAAGTCACCATCGATGGGATAAAATTCGACAGCCTTGTCGAGGGACGCAGATACAGATATTTGAAGGTACTTGAACAGGCCGGAGAAATCCGCGATCTCGTTATCCATCCATCCTGGAGCATAACGGTCAATGGCGAAAGAATAGGAAAGTACACTGCCGACTTCCAGTATTGGGATTATAGGACATCACGAGAGATCGTCGAAGATGTCAAAGGCCGCAGAACCAGGGACTATGTCATCCGCGTAAAGCTGATGAAGGCGGTTCATAATATTTCGATTGTGGAGGTGAAAGATGGAGACTTCTAACTTTAGCCTGGTCTTGTTCGTCTTTATCTTTGTGCTGTTAGCTTACGTCCTGTTTCGGCGCGAGATAAAGCGCATGTTCTGGCGCATTTGGTATCGGCATTCTTATCTCAAATCAGGACACTGGCAACACTTCAGGCAAACCGCTCTTGCAGCCAACGGTTGGGAATGCCAGGCCAAGGGATGCCACAGCCGCAATCGGCTGAATGTTCATCATCTGAGTTATGAGCACCTCGGAAGCGAAAGTCTGAACGAAGTCACCGTTCTGTGCCAGTTTCATCACAGCAAGTGGCACAAGCACGGTGATGTGCAGCTAAAAAAGATGTATGACTAAAAGGTGACATTCGTCACTTTACTCCCGATCTGTGTCGGGAGTAATATTTTTATGGAGGCTCTTATGACAAAAGTAACGGTTCCTGATAATGTGAAAGTTGGCGATGAATTCAATGTTCGAACAGGCATACTTGCAAAGATCGGTATGGCTTTTTCTCTGTTCTCGTCATCATCTGGAGAGCGAATTGGGAGTGCTCGCGTTGTAGCAGATCATCATCACGATCCTTCCTACACCAATCAGCCGTCCTACGATGAACGGCGCAGCGAGAAACCGGGTCCGTCCAATATGGCCGACCATCAGTGCCGAATGCGCGTCGAGCATCGGAGTGAGTGACATGACTGATCTCGATAAAATCTCCGCTTATGCCAGTAAAGCCTATCGCGCAGGGGACAATAGCCGCTGGGTGGCTGCGTATTGGGCAAGCAAGGTAGTTGGTCAATATAAGCGCGATGGAACGCTGGCGCTGGCTCGCACGATGGGTATCAGCCCGGATGCAGTCGAAGACCTGGCGCACGCCTATATGCTCTATGATCTGCTGCGCAAAGAACCAGAGTTCCACGTCAACGTCCGCAAGTGCAGGAAGTGGCCAATGGTGTACCTTTCCCACTTCCGTTCTCTTTACGAAGCCATGACCCGCTATGACCTAGAGATGCACGAAGTCTTTTCCATCCTGATGGACGTGGTGCAGGCGCGTGGTAGTTTATCAAGTCGCGATGTGGACGAGCACGTTCGCTCTCGCTACGGCAAAGAACGCCCGTGGACATATTATGCCCAGCGTGCCGCAAAGAGCCTGCTTGCGTTGGGGAGTTGTCCAGACCTTCCGGATCCATTACGTAAGCGCGTCCAGGAACTGTTTTCTGTGATTGGAGATGTGGCATGAGCGAAGAAGAACAGGCACCCTTCGAAATTTGGGCAGTCGTGGATTTGTTCGGGCATACGCGTGTCGCCGGGAAAGTAAGCGAACAGGTTGTTGCCGGTGCCGGATTTGTGCGCCTTGATATTCCCGAGACGAGTGGAGCACCAGCGCATACGCGCTTTTTCAGCCCAAAGGCTGTTTATAGTATTGTCCCGGTTGACGAAGAGATTGCGCGAAGAGTTGCACAATCTCTTCCTTCTCCTATGATTGTTTCGCTCACTGCCCCTGTCCAAGAACTTACTCTGCAAGAGCAGGAGGATTTCGATGAAGATCATCCCTTCTAAAAAGCAGTTTGCTCTCGTGTTCATCCTGAGTGTCATCGTCTCAGCCATTATCTCGAGGCGATGTTCAGCCCGATACAAGCTGATTTATCGCTTCTGCCAGGAGGAATGACATGAATTTTGTCCCAGAAAACAACCACTCGTCTCCAGATAATGTTCCGTTTTTTGACGATGTTACAAGTGATGCTGGGTGGCAAGGACAGTCCACGACAAAGTCGCTGGAGACCCTGAAGTCAGAAGTTTTTTCATCCATCGGAAGACTGGGAGGGCTTGTTACGGGATTTCGGAAAGGGCAGTTTATGTCAGCTTCTGGAAAGAGAGATGGATTTCAGTTATCCTATGTTATCCAATCTCCTGGCGGCTCTGTTATACCGGGGAGAATAGACATTGCTGCGCTTCCGGTAAAAAACGATCTGAGAACTTCTCGTTCTTACGACTCTCGTCGCGAAAAGTCGATGAGAATGGCGTTATTTATGCTGCGAGTTGCTCTGGATGGAACATGGTTTTTACAACAACTTTCTCCAGGATACTCTGCACTCATGCCGTGGATGCTGGCCGATGGAGATAAAACCGTTAGCCAGATGTGGGGAGAGAGCTCTGCTATGAAAAATATACTTCCTCCTCCAGAAGGAGACTTTGTTGAAGGAATATTGACATAGATCATGCGCATCACATGACAAAAGTCACTTGCCCCTGGCATTGCCGGGGGCTATACTATTTCTATAGGTGAAAATTATGCCAAAACTAATTATTTCGCAACAAGAAGAAGTTGACCCAAGGCACCACAATGGTGGTTTTATGATGCGTGGTGGACTTGACCTAATTATCGTTGAACTTTCCCCGGTTGATTACGCCAGGAAGATCGTATCCAGCGCCAGCCTCGATGTCGCATATCGCAAGTGGGACGTCGTGAATGGCGAAGTTTTGTACCAAACCAATGGATACTACCTCGCCTGCGACACGTCCGGGAAGATAACATTCAGTCGAGTTGGCTCCAATAAAATCATTCGTGTCTCGGATAACGACTTCTGGCGGCACGAAGCTCGAAAGTTTGTCCGCGAAACATGCGAACAGGAAATCGAGAAATTGGACGGTGCGCACGTGGATGAAATTGGCGAAGCGAAGCGGCTTGCTGGTTTTGGAGTTGTGTTATGAGTTTAGAAGGGGAGTTATTTGGTTTTTCTCGCCAGGAGGCCGAGCGCGTTGTGAAAAGTCGCGTTTGCGCCCAGGACTGGAATGACCTGACCATTGTTGAATTTGATGGCGAGCTGAACGTGCAAGTTATTTGTACTGGGTGCGGAAGGTCTGTCGAGGTAAGTGGTCATATTAGTCGAAATACGCCAGGTATCATTATGGAGAATGCTCGCTATGCTTTTCATGAAGTTCGGAATAATCTGCGCGACATCTTCCCGGACATGAAGCGCAGGGAAAAAGTTTCACAAGAAGCCATTCTTTCAGAATTAGGATTTTAGGAGAATACTATGCCCATTGTAAATATCACCGATCGTGCCGGAATGTTCACGGAGATTGGAAAAATTCACAAGGGAGCACCTAAGACAGCAAATGCTCCCGGAGCCAATCTCGATTACTTTCGCGTCGAATTTCGCGAAGACGAAAAAGAAGCCAAAGACGCTTTTATTGCCGTCTATGGCGACCACCCTCGGGAGATAAACATACGCTTTCCTTATCCTGACATTCCCAGGATTTGGGATGCTTACTACGAGGCCTATGTCAAAGGCGGCATGATTGCGCAGGCAACAGGGGATGTTGCAGATGGTGGACGCTGGAAGTATTTCTACGACTACGAGACTGGCGAAGTCTGCATTCGCGATTACATTGCCAGAAACGCGGTTGGGGAACAGCTTATCAAAGAAGGTCCGCGTCTTGACAAGCCAGTTGCGCATGTCGGAGGAAAAAACAACCCGGTCATGCTTGATATGCAGGGCAGGTTGAAAGTCGTTGTTCCAGAAATTGGCAGAGCTGCCCATCTGACGCTCGTAACAACTTCTGTTTACGATATAGTGTCGATCTCGGAGGAACTTGCAGCTTACTCAGAGCAAGCTGCAAGGTATAACAAATCAATCTGCGATATTTACTTTGTTCTTCTTCGGCGTAAAGAAAAGATAACAAAGAAGATCGATGGGAAGAAAGTAAAAATGGATGACTGGATGTGCCACGTTATCCCATCGCAGGAATGGACTGGAAAATTCCATCTCATGATTGACCGCAAGATTATGGAAAACATGATCGTGGAAGGGGAAACACGCGCACTTCCAGAGCCAGACCAGGCCGATTACGATAGCGAATGGGAAGAAGAACCGGTGCGCGTTACTGGAGTTGCAGAACCCGATCCTGAACCTGAACCAAAGCCTGCGCAGACAGCACAGTCGCCAGTTCAGCAACCGCAGAAAAAGCAGGAGAAAGCAAATTCTGATCGTCCATACGCCCCAGATATGTTCAAGTCCAAATTCCAGGATGCCTGCACCGCTATCGAAAAGAACTACGCTGAAAGTGGAAAGCAATGCGAAGTTAGCGACCATAACCGCAAAGTGTTGGCAGGAATTCTTGGAAAGCATTGTTTCAAAGGGAATAATCTTTTCCGCCATGAGTTCCTGGATTGGCTGTGCGCAGACCCATCCACGACCACGATTTCGTGCATCCAGGTGCGCGTCCTGTTGAAAATTATGAACATCAGCGGGAACGACTTCGATGAAAAACCAGACGAAGTCGCCGTGAAAGAAATCATTCAGGCGCACCAATACGCGGTAGAAGGAATGGCAGCAAAATAAAAAAAAGAGCCGGGAAACCGGCTCTTTTTTACGGTAAGTATCCTAATAAACGGATAATAAGAGTTGTCGGGGAGCCATTCCACTGCACGGAAAACGCGGATGACTGGGGGGTGACAAACGCTATGGAGTTTACCAAAGCACTTGCGACTGATTCCGCAATATATCCAGCAAAGCCACCCGCCGCATCTACAACCCAGAATGCGTCATTCACATTTACGGATGCTATCCATATAGATAATATCAGACCAGATCGCCCGTTCACCACAGATGTAACTTCCAAGTCAACATATCCAGCTCCACCACCAGGTAACTGACTTGTTATATTGATTGTGTCGCCCACTTGCCAGTTTGCAGGAGCTGCCGCCGTCAAGGTAGTTGTGTTTGTCGCCACAACATTCTGGCTAATAAGAGCATAATTTCCCCTGGTCGTGTTGTACAATCTCATCTTTGCCAACTGACTCGTACTAATAACGACCATTGCGCCCTCTTGCCCGCTGACAACATTGTATGTCAAGGATAGACGGTCAGCCGCAATAGATGCTATTGTCCCAGAAAAAGCTGATACACCTCCCGGAGATGTTCCAACGCGCCAGACATCGGTTCCAGACGTAGCAAAAGCAAGTTTTTCCTGAATAACAGCCGCTTGGGTAGCTACTTGTGTTGTATTTGTTCCTTGCGCAGCCGTTGGAGCAGTAGGAACCCCGGTAAACGCTGGCGATGCAAGCGGAGCATATCCTGAAAGGGAAGGGGATGTTCCTATTTCAATACGACTATCTGTTGACCCTTGGAAGTATACAGCTACAGTCGGATCAGTACCCGCTCCTCCAGGAGTCCCAAAGAACTTTATAACCAGCCGGTCGGTGGATGCGAACGCTGTGTCTGGTACGGAAACATCCAAGTCGTATGGCGTGCTGCTTCCAGATAGGTTCCCTGTCTGCGCAGACGATCCAAGCAGTGTTTCTGTTCCGCCGCTGGTTCTATGGTAAACACTCACGCTTGCCGTTGCTGTCTTTACACCTGCCGTCTTTGCCAAATGAACATGAATGTGCAGAACGGAAGCGCTTATGAATGCAAACTGATCTGCCGCCGCCGCGAATTCTTCGATGACGGTATTCGCCGCAGGTATACTGGCGCTCACATTTGTTTCGGCAGCAACAGGTCTGGTCTGGGTAAGCGTTTTGTACCCGGCAATGCTGCTGGCTGTATTATCCAGGAAAAGATTTAAAACTATCGGAAGGTCGTACCAGTTTCCATCCCCGCCCAAATACTGACCAGCTTCTCCACTAAGTTTTGGCAATAGTCCGTGCTTTGTCGTACTCGAGTTTGCCGTGGTAATGTCCGAGAAAGAAAACATCGACTCGATAATGGTCAGCGTCGTCTGCAATCCAGACACGATAGAAGACCAGAGTAACTTGAAATTTCGACCAGCCCTGGCAACGATGAAATTGTCAGAGTTTTGCGGAGAACCTCCATCGGGATAAGCAGAAATCTTTGCCATAGGTTATGGTGATGTATATACCAAGTTATTTCCAACGCTCACAAAAGTGTTCTTGATGGATGACCAGCAAATCCCATTCGTAACTATCGTAGAACCTGCTACCCATGTTAATCCACTTATTGAGTAATATGAACTTGAGAACGTGTCTACGCTCAGGAATATTCCTAGTTCTGGGGACCATGCAACGTCGGTCATTCTCGGAACCCCTCCGGGGTTAGACCAATTTATTCCATCATAGGAAATTAGCCCTCCAGACGAAAAAGAAAACCCTGAAACAAATACACCTAGTTCGGGAGACCAGACAATGCAACCGACATCCGTGGCGCTATTATATCTTCCTGTCCAGGCCGTTCCATTTGTTGAAGTTGCAACGGCATTTGTTCCAGACTCTCCTACAACGACAAACATCGCCAATTCTGGAGACCATACAATATCGAACCATCCGGCAGTCAGCGCACTTGTTTGAGCTGTCCAGACCGTGCCGTTTGTGGATGTCATGATTTTGTTCGACGTTGAGCTTGTCGAGTGATCGCCTCCGCAGATCACGAACATTCCAAGCGACGGAGACCACGCAACGCTATAAAGAGTTGTTGAAAAAGCCGGAGTTTGCGCAGTCCAATTTATTCCATCTGGCGACGTTATTATTCTGTTCGTAGTGCCGGTACCGACAGCAACAAGCAAATTCAAATCTTCGGACCATGTTACTCCGAGCCATCCGGTAGAACCACCTCCGGGTGCAGGCGCAGTTTGTGCCGTCCAAACAATTCCATCTGGAGATGTCATCACATAGTTTGTTGGGCCAGTCCCAACTGCAACAAAAAGACCCAGCGCTTCCGCCCATACAACATCATTCCATTGTCCAGTTGGGCATGTTCTACTCGTCCACCTTCCAGCAATATCAAGAATTTCAGTCCCGGCTACCCATCGCTGATCCGCTTTGTAATAATAAACAGTCAGATTTGTATCAGGTTCTATGGCTGAAGCAAATCCGGTTTGGAATCTGAACCTATTTGCAGCTATGGAATCTAGACTTTCGTGAGAAAGAATAATTGGATAATTTCCAACATTAAATAACTGCAACCTGCGTCCCTTTACTCCATTTGCAATTCCCGTTATGACAACATTCTGGGATGAACTCAACATCAAAACATCATAATTCCCCGGAATGTAGTTATTTTGATTCGAAGTCAACTGCGCAGGCGTATTCTCGTTAGCAATATCATACAAAGGAAGATTTGCCACCACTTTTCGGAGCGCAGACCGTACATCGTTCATGTCTTTGATCAACCGCAAGAGAATATCATCATGACGTAGCGATGGCATTGGAACGACTCCTTCCCGAGATTGTTTCCTTGCCGTCCTCGCTGATTGCTATGTAAACGATATCTACTTCCACATCGAAGCTCTTTCCGGCATAACGGACAGGTAGTAAGTCGCCCAAGTCCCAGTCAACCGCATACAGACTGCGTGGAGAATCTGGGCCACCTGGCACATTCAGGAATTCGGCGGAGAATTCTTCTTCCGGCTTTCCCTTGTACAGCACTTCCTGCCCGAGGTTCTCGAGCAGGTTCTGGTCAGGCTCGTCGCTGCCGTCCTTGAAACTCTCATAACGCGCCCACCTGGACTGTGAAATTAGGACATCGTTCTGCACTGTCACGTGCGCCCGGCTGTCGCCACGCCCGAAGCCTTTGACGATGACCGTGTTCACTTCTTCCAGGTGACTCAGGGAGTAGAATGGGGCAAGCAGGTTGTTGTTCTCTACGCTGAAAATAACACCCTGCGTGCGGTCTTTGCCGCGCAAGCCGGAGTAGGTCTCGAAGCGGAAACCAAGTTCAGTGGAAACGATCAGCGAAAGTTCATCCAGTAACGCCATGCCCATCTCATCCAGGATTGGGCTGGTTGGGTCTTGCTCATCAAGGATTTCTTCCACGAGTCCCTTTAGTTCATAAGGGACTACATCGAAGTAAATCCGTTCATAACCAATATTGTCCAGCGCAAGCTGGAAACTCGCATCCTGCAATTCTTTCAGGATGTCCAGCACATTCCGGTCTGAGAAGTTATAGGTAAACGATGGGCCCAAAGATTGGTTGGCTTGCACCAGGAATTCCCCGGTTGGAAAAGCGCGATCCGGGTCAAGCACGCCATCCGGGTCAAGCGCATTGCCATATAACATTTGTTCGCGCACAATCGCTTTCATCATGTCATCGATGTAGTCTGTTTTGCGCGTGAATGAAAGTCCAGCCGCCTGGAGAACATAGCGGCGATTGAGCAAGTCTTTTGGATCCCGGCAATAGTATTTCAAGATTTGAACGCCATCCGTGCGCGTGTCAATCTTGTGCATTCGCAACAGGTAGGTTTGTTCCCGGCGCATGGGAATTCCGGGTGCCGGTGAACGCCATACATCGATGCGCCAGTCAGGGCGAAAGATGGGTGAGATTTTCTTGGAAAACTCCTGGTACGGGAAACCGATCTCGAATGTTCCAAATCCCGATACGCTTCGGGAGTATGCCGCGTAAGTATATCCTTCAAGCAACATCATTCTGCGCCCAGTATCATCCAAAAGCCAGAACTCGTATGTCGCCACTATACACCATCCTGATCATACATAGCATCTGCACTCCAATGGCGTGGAGTGTAAGAGATTTGCATCAAAGCGTCAACATCATTATCCATCAGCACAGCAATCTTGTTTTGGCCTGGCAGGAGCGTCCAGGCACGCACATCTGACCCGGGCGAGATGGCATAAGCGAGGTCGCTACGAATGCTGCTGATCACCTTTCCCTGCGCAAAGTCCACAAGGACTTCCTCGTCATTTAGGATGTTCAGGTCAGCATAAACACGTTTCTTGGTTGTCTGGTTCTCAATCCATCGCAGAGTGCCTGGCCCAAGAATGTATATCTTTGGGGATGTCTCAGCCGTGCTGATGTTGTTCACGGTGGTGATTGCTGCGCTATCAGCTACTGTGCCATTGAATGACAAGAAAATGTTCCCTTTCGCGTCAAAGGCAACTGCGTAGCCAATCCCAGTGATGTCTGTGTCCAGGTTCACCCAGGATGAACCGTTCCACATGGCCGCATACTGTGCATCCACGCTACCAATGCGAGTGAAATCGCCAACGGCAAGCAGTACACCCTGGCTATTCACATCGATGTCGCGTACCGTGTTATTCGCGCCTGAACTAAGACCAAACCACGCGCCACCATTCCAGTAGGACACGTACAGCATGGGCTGTGCGCCGGATGATAGGAACTCTCCGCAGGCATACAGGGTGTTAGATGACGAAAGCACGATTTTATAGACTGAGTCGTCAAAACCGTCTCCCATTTCAAAGAACTGATTGAACAGCGGTTCGTATTCTGCAACATAGTTCAGCGCCAGGTTTCCAGGGCTTCCAAACTCGTCCGTGAAGTCTCCACCGAGATAGACAACCGTTCCATCTGCGCTGATTGCAATTGTATTCACGTAGTTGTTCAGCCCAAGTTCCAGACCCATGTTATGCCACGAGCTGCCGTCCCAGCGTGCGCAGTAATAAGCAGGGACTGTCCCGGCCTGCGTGAACGATCCGCCAACATACACATCGCCACTTGGGGCAACCTTCACATCAAACCCAGCGCTATTCAATCCGGTTCCCATCGCTGCCCACGCGGAGCCATTCCACACGGCAACGCGGTTTGCCGCCACGCCACCAATGGACGTGAAGTTTCCAGCCACATAAACGTTGCCATTCGGCGCGATCGCAATGCCGTTCACAAAACCATTTGCGCCCGTACCAAGTTGCTGCCACTGAGTACCGTCCCAATAAGCAATGAAGTTCGCATGGATTTGCGGGTCAATGGCAGTTGTCTTGTTGTTTGCTCGCACAAAGTTACCAACTGCGTAGATTTCTCCACGCTTTCCGATGGCAAAAGCCACTGCGTAGTTATCGAAGCCGCCATTTAGCTCACGCCAGATACCATCGAAGCGTCCCATGACGTAATTATAGGTTGCCGTTTCTTTGATGTCCAGCATGGATACTTGCTGATCATCGCTGAAGATGTAGGGTGCCACAGCAATAAACCTGACCGGGAAGGACATCTCCCAGCGGTTACGCATGTCCCATTCGCCTTCCAGACCGGCTTCGTACCGCGCCCGAACATATATCGGCTCGCCGCCATCCTGGTACTCAATAACGAATTCTTCTCCGCCGATCGTCTTATCCGGCTTTATGATGTCAAAAAGCATCTCGCGCAGCTCGTGCAAGTCTTGCAGGCTGACATCCTTCTTCCGAGCCAGATCGGGAGATTTTGCATGAAAAGTGATTGTTATCACGCGATCGAGAACCTTGATGTCCTGGAAGTAACTTCCCGGAGAGTCTGCATAGGATTGCGTGTTATTTCGGATTGGGGCAACGCCCAGCCCGCCAACTACGGTGGCATACAGATTCTTGTCAACGCGATCACAGCCAACCAGTGTAATCCAGCGTCCGCCACTGCGAGTGTCAAATGGCCTGGTCGAAATGCTGCCATGCGCCACGATATTCCACAGGCAGTTCTGTTGATCGCCATCGCAATAGGTAGTTACGTATCCATTTGGTTCAAGCTGGAAACCATCCGCGTAAAAAGTCACTGCCTGTGCTTTCAGGCTTGTTTCAACGTACAGGCGTACATCGTTGCTTCCCGAGCACCTGCCGGTCACTGAAATCCTGTGCCAGCGCACATCATCCAGGAAGATGGTCTCTGAAAACCACTGGTTCGCACCTTCAATCAATCGGATGCGAATAGAACCAGCTCCGCGAACATAAACGCTGGCCGTCACCTGCGATTGGATGCCTTGCAACCAACTTACGCGATAGTAGGAACCTTCGTAAAAAGCACTTCCACTTGTGACGATTTTCAGGGATGCGATCCCGAAACGCGCACGGTCAAGCGTGCGCGTGATGGTACTACCTATGGCAATGTGCCCGGTCGTGTCGTATCGTATCGCCGGGTTCTTGATATAGTTTGTGGTCTCATCCGGGACGAGGATGCGTATGGATGCGCTCATTTATGCTCCTGCAAGACTACTCAGCATATTGTAATCCTGGATGATTGGTTCTGTGTTCGCAGACGAGTTGATCGTCAAATTCATGTTATTCGTCGTCTGGTAATTTGTGCTTACGGTCGATGGTGCTGCCACCGACATGGACTGCGCTACCGATGGAAGTTCCATCATCGGCATTGCAATACTTGACGCAGCTTTCGACATCGCCGCCTGCGCTGCAGATATTTTATCCGTGATACCGTTGACCAGACCGACCATGATGTTTTCTCCGCCCTTGTCGGACAACTTGCTCGGAGAGTTCATCTGCCAGAATTCCGTGAACTGGTTCCATGCCTGCTGCGCAGCGTTGACAAGTGCATCCGAAAGTGCGCCAACATTCCCGTTGATGCCCTCGATGATGCCGTTCACGATGTTTGCGCCAAAATAATAAAATCTCCAAAGTTCTCCATCGAGATTTCCGCCAACCGCATTGGCAATCTGTTGGCCAACATACCCAAGACTTCCCAGAACCGAATAAAGTCCCTCGATGATTGACAAGATTACAGCTTGACCAGCATGAAACCAGTCTCCCGAGTCGAGGTAGTATTTGATCACATTGATGTTGTCGCGTAAATCTCGAGCGAGATTGTTCAGTACAAGCGCAATAACTCTTGCGGCGGTATCGACCGCTTGCTGCCATAAATCAAATGCAAACTTGATCAGCATGACGTTCGCGAGCAATCCGAGCAAGAAAACCCCAACTTCGACAATTGTTTTCCCGACCGACAATAAGCTTACAATCGTCCCGACAACTACTGCCACAAAACCAAGAAATCCAGCAATAAGCGCCGATACCCATTTCACAACAGTCATGATGATTTCAAAAGCAATAAATCCCTGAACAACCAGGATAAGCCATGGCAAGATTTCGTCCCAGTGCTCTGTCAACCACCCAATCAGGGTTTGCACAGCCGGGATAAGTTGGTCACGAATAAAAGGAACCAAGTTATTGATAATCAGCAGTGCAATTTGCGCGAAGAAATTCATGATCCCTTCGCGATGATCCCATATCCAACTTATGAAGCTGGCAATTGCAGGCACAAGTTCATCCCGTATCCATGGTACAAGCTGATCACGGATTGCCGGAACGACAACATTGGCAATCCAGTCGCCCAGGTCTTTTGCCCACTGCACAATCGAGTCACTGTTCTCGGTAAGCCAAGCTGATAAGTTTTGTAGCCCAAGAATGATGTTATCAACGAGCGACTCTGAACTTGGTGCAAGTCCAAGAACTTTTTCCAGTATATCTGCGATGGCAAGACCAACGCCTTGAGCTGCTGCCGTAAACTGATCGAATTTCTCTGTGGATGAGAACGAATCTACAAAATCAGCAATTTTCCCGCCGAGTACATCGAAGATGGGCTTGACTACGTCCAGGCCGAGAATACTCTTTGCAAGGTCTTGCAGGTTGTTGGTTGCACCTTCCAGAGTGCGAGCCATCTTCTTTCCAGCTTCCGGGAAACGCTCTCCTGTTGTTTCAATAAACGCTTTGATGAATTCTTCTGCTGGGATGCCAGCTTTTTTCATCTTGTCGAACATTTCTTTGGTGATTTCGCCGGTGCCGCTGGCTGCATTATTGTATTCAGCAATCTCTGCTGTTGTTTCAGCAATCTTTTGCTTTAGGTCATCGATCTTCGCCTGGTTCGCCATGCGCACAGATTCTTTGGTTGTATCTCCAAATTCCTGTTGGCGTTTTTCTGCAATTATTAGTTGCTCTTCGTATCCCTTGAGCTTATCTGAAAGTTTTGCAATCTCATCCGCGAAAGCTGAACTCACTCCGCCAGATTTTTGCATATTGTCAATGACTTTTTCCATGATGTCATTGACAGGCACAAAAGCACCACGCGCCAGGTCGGTCAACTCCCGCGTGGTAATCTTTCCCTGCTGTTGCATCTGTCCGAAGTTGATAATGATGCGTTCGATTTGTTCATTTCCGAGTCCCATGCCTGCAGCAAAGTTTGTGATCGACTCGGTAAGCGAGCGGCTTTCTTCATCCACGAACCCGTAGGATCGTGCCAGGGTGTACACATTGGCAATGTCTGTCGCATCATAAGGGGTCGTGACAGCCAGTTTCTGCAACCATTCAAGCTGTTCCCTTGTTACTTCCACAGCCTGCGCTGCCGCAGTGTTGTAATCCCCAACCGACTTAGATAACTCATATGTGTTCAGACCTTGCAGGCGCAGTTCAAGGGTCTGGAATTCGCTTCCAGCCTCGATTGTGCCCTTGATCATGTCATCGATATATCCAATGATGCCCTGGATGGCATCCTTCAGTAGTCCCCCGATTGTGTACTCCGCAATATGAACAATAAAATCGCCGAAGCTCTGTAAAGCATCTCCGGCCATCCCTAATGCCTGCTCAAGAAACGTAGAGCTGCTGGAAACCCCTTCGAAGGATTTCTGCATGGTCTGCATGTCTCCGGCAAAGTTTGATAAGCCTTCGACAATTGCCTCTACGCCAATCTGTTCGAGTTCACCCATCAGGCATCCTTGTCTTTTTTACTCTTGGAACGCGCTGCGCGAATTTCAGCTTCCGACTGTTGGTTTTGGATGGAATTCGTCGTTCTGTACATGGCTACCACAAGAGCCTTTTCCATGTAGTCCATCTCATGCCATTCGCTAAGTTTATGACCATACTTCAGTCGCGCAGCGTGTTCCTCGTAGAGTGGCACCATCCCAATTTGGGAAATGCGCAGGTTTATGCCTGCGCTGACGCCATATTGCAATTCAACTTCGTTTATGTCAGCGTCTACTTCACCCGCTGGCATTGTTACGCCCAGGAAACGTGCTGGCGGCTTTGACATCCACCTCCCGCACGCCCGATAAGCGCCCAACCACTTCCTGGATCATTCTCAGGTCATTTTCATCGGCGCAGGCTTTGAAACTAACCCAAGTCAGGTATCGCCAGCTTTTGTTCTCAAAGTTCGTCTGCAAGCCCAGCACGGAGTATTCATTCAGCCAGTCCTGATCATCCGGGCCAGGCATCCCCTTCGGTTTGCTTTCCAGAGATGTCCCGAGCAGGATAAGTGCATTCAGGATGGCCGTGCTGCTTTCCGTCTTCCACGCTTTCACCCGATCGATGTAGTCCGGGTCATCCGGGTTCTCCATCTCGCGCCCCATGATCTTCATGAACTGCACAGGAGGCTTTGGGCGCGGAAAGTTCGCCATGACCTTGACCAGCGTGGTCGGGTTTGCTTTATGTGCTCGCAGGATAACACCTGTCGATAATTCGACAAGATCGTTCTGGCGGTTGGCTTCCTCAACCGCCTGTGCTACTTTGGTTTCTTGATCCATGCTTCCCTCTTTGACTTACAGATTATCCCTGTGCAAGAATGGCAATACCACTCGTGCCATTGGGGGCAACACCACCCGCCAGGACGGTGTTGGAGTACCGTGAACACACGGCAATGTCATTCAGGTAAGAGTTATCAACTGGCGTGCCACTCTTTCCCTGCGGTAAAACGGTCCATTCGTTGCCAGCCGTGATGGTGCGCAGGATGTATTCCTGACTGCCATCGCGGGCAAGGATGTATCCTTCGGCTTCGCTGATGAATTTGATTTTATCGATGCGCAGATAACTGGACGGCAACCCAACCTGCGACCAGCTTTTTCCGCTATTGACGGTCAGCCATAACTTTCCAGTTCCACCGGCACCCTCGCCAACGAACCAGACATCTTCCGCCCACATCCAGCAAGAACCGAGCGTCACGCCAACGGCTGGTCCAGTGATGGTTTCCCAGGTCTTGCCATTCAGGGTGCGGATAACGGCATTGCTTTCACCAACGGCCAGAACGTTTTCGTTATCCATGGCGTGGATGGCTTTCAGGTTCTGCGTGGTGGCAACGCCTGCGTCCTGGACGGTCACGCCTGATTTGAAGTTGCTGGCGAAGTAGATATAGCCGCTATCGGCTGCGATCCAGATATGGCGCGGATCAGCCGCGGAGATGGCGCGAACGTTTTTTCCAGCCACGAAACCGCTATTGACCTGACTCCACGAGTTTGTGCCTTCGTACAGGTCTTCAATGCTCGTCCAGTGGATTTCATTGGCAGTGCTCGAGATAATCAGGAAGTCGCCGCCAACGATCTCGCCATCCGAAATGCTCTCGTTTGAGAACAAGGTGCTGATAGTTTGCTGCGCCCAAGTCTCGCCGCCATCGGATGAGTACAGAATGACCGGCTGGGTGCCAGGAGTGGCACTTGCGCCGATCATGGTCATCAGCATCCGGTCACACGGATCGGGGCAGTTCTCGCAGTCGTTCCCGGTATAAATATCAACCGTTGCGATCTCCCGAACCGTCTCGGAACTGGCAATCTGTTCGTTGCGCTCATAGCGGAATTCGTAATACTCTTCGCTCGTCGCATCCACCATTTCATTGGTCGGATTGTTCTCGTCTCGTCCGTAGGCACCGAAGTTCTCGAACGAGTGCTGGCTGATGCGCCCATCGGGGAAGTAAATCCACTTCTCTCCGCCTTGGGTAAAGTCCTGTGGATTTCCACAGCGACCCATTAGAGCAAAGAAGTCAACGCGACACTTGCGGTTCTTCCAGTCGAGCAGGATGGAACGCTGCGCCGTTGTGCGTGCCCCAATCGAGAAGGTTGCACGCGCCACTTCGCCGGGAACAGTCCCAACCTGAATGTCACGGTTGAAGCTGTTCGGGTCCGGGGCTGATACGCGTGTATCTTCGCCAACGCTTTGCGACGGATCAGTCGAGAACTTTCCCAACGCAAGGAACTCGGGTGCCTTGGTGGGATGAACGCCACCTTCAACGTACCAGATGCGCACGTTCAAGGCATTGATAGTTTTTACGTCACTCATGATGAGCCTCCTGTTCAATCTTGAAGAACATTTCTGTCAGTCGCTGGGAATCCAGCGTGAAGAATTCCTGTAAAGTACCGATGATGGCTTTTGGGTTGGCGCGAACGGCATCATAGTTGATCAGTCCGCGTGCGTGCAAGATGTTATGCAGGCGTGTTGCGAATGGTTCTGGTAATCCAAGTTCATCCACAAGTCCTTCCGGTGGGCCGATGACAATCGCTTTGTCGTCACCGTCATCAGTGATTGCCTGGTACTTCCTTCCATCCGGGCCTGTAATCGTTGATATTTTCATTTGACAATCCGTATTCCGTTCTGATGTACTCTGCGATAGGCATAGATTGCGCCCACAGATGTTCCCAGTCGGTTTGCCAGGAACTCCTGCGGTATCGACATTCCACCAGCTTCCTGCGAGACAAAAGCCGCATCCCTGCGCCACTTCTCAATAAATTCGGACACGTTCGAGCATCCGCAGGCTGGACGATCCAGCTTTGAAGCGGCAAAAAAAGCTACGGCATATTCCCAGTAAGGCGACATCTGAACATGTGGACGTGCAAGACTCTGGTCTCTGTAACCCGAGTAATACCAGAACCGCACCTGGTCTGGTTCCCGGCACGCGCTGAATTCTGCATAATCAAACTGCTGGGTGGCCGCGTTCCACGCTCCGGGAGAAGGGACACATATCCCCAATCGCTGATCTCGAAGATGAAAGCATCCTGCCTGTGTGCTGAACTGGCAGGCAACGCAACTTCCACAGCAATTCAGGCCGGAGTTTTCCCACATGAACTGCAACTGGGTGGATGGGTCGTTGTACAGTCGATATACGTCAACGGTTGCCTCATAGGATGCTGGATCGCCAGCCTCGAGCGGATCCGCGTTGATGTATTCCTGTTTTTCAGCATCCACAATTTGCCATGACTTGAATGTGATCGTAGCGAAGCCGCCTGAAATGGAAACTGTCGCCGGTCGTATCTCCCAGGCATCATCCCCATTTTTTGCAGGGTAATAAACACGCACTTCGTTCGTATCAGTGGTGGTGATCGGAACGGTGACAGTACAAGTCTCGTTATAGCC